CTATTAACCAAATATGGAGTATCAAAAGTTTTTGTATTCCAACCAGAAATTACATGCGGACAATTTTGTTGCCAGTACATGACAAACTGTTCTAATAATTGTCTTTCATCACCACATTTATTGTATGTAATATTTTCTTGGCCGTTGGTAAATTCAGAACAACCCCAAACTTGAATATCATCACCTATTTTGGTTGTAATTGCGGTGACTTCTTCTTGAGCGTTTTCGGGATTTGGAAAACCATGTTCTGAACCAACTTCAATATCAAGAAACATTATCTTGAGGTGTTCAAAATTATAATCTACTTGATTGGGATATGTTTCCGCAATATAAGAATAATTGTAATTAGTATGACCATAGATCTGCATATTCTGCACACCTTCATACTTCTTCATTGCTTCGCGGGTTTCTTTGATAGTTCCCCATTGAACCGGGCCTACTGGCTCATCTTCAAGAGTTCGCCAATCAGTTTTAGTTGTGGTAGGAATGTATAAAGTGGGTTTAAATTCGTGCTTGTCATCAAAAGGAAATCCATTTTCGATTCCTCTTTCGAAAATATAATTACCAAGACATACTACACTAGTATAAAATTTGGACATTTATTTTTTAGGATACCAATAATTGCGGGTTTGTTTATCATAATCACTATTAATTTCATCTAATCTATTATAACACACTTTTATGTGTTTGTCAACCCATGAGCGACCCATAAATGCGCCCACCGTGAAGAGGAATTGTAAATAAATTTTAATAATAAATTCGACTAAATAACAAAACCGTTTTTGTAAGTGGTTTTTCCATTTACTACCAACGCTGTTGTTATCTTCTTTCGATTCGTTCCGTCTTTTTTGTATGAACAATGTATCCACCCTGAATTTGGTTCACCTTTTTTATAAAACTCTAATATGATTTGATCCCAATCTAAATTTTTGGTAATCCATTTTGCAACTTCTGGATTAGCTGTTCCTAATTGCTCAAAATCAACTGCTTCACCATTACAATGCTGAGAGGTTTTGGACCCGCCGACTTTAGTGTTTAAAGTGGGCGATCTGTAGCCGCTATTCACCGTAATGACACCAAAATGTTCTCTTACGGGTTGTAAAATTTCATGTGTTACTACTGTAAGATTAACTAGATGTTCACTTGAGGGATCGTTTGATATTCCAAATCTTTCGGCGGTAGGGCTCTTAGTCAATTCACTAAGCCAAAAATTCTTTGATATTCTCATAATATTTTTTATTTGTTAAGTTGTTTTATTTTAGGCATTGCGCGAGAACCAAACCAAAAACTAATGATAGCTGCAAATAATGCTTCGGTTTGTTCATCCCATATAACATTAAGGGTTGCGTTTAAATCTCCACCCTTGCTAATGGTATCCCATACTAATGTAATTTTAACACCTATAAATGTTAAGAAAAAAACATAAGTTATAAATGGTCTTACAAATGCTCGCAATGAATTTATAAATCCACCCTGTTTACCTAGTGCTATGTCATGTTCAATAAGAGATTTTTGTTCTTCTACTGCGGCTTTTGTTTCCATTAACTTTATGTCTAAGTCAACGCCTTTTTCTTTCGCCGCCAGCTGGAGTTTAAACATCTCCACTTTGGATTTTTGATCTTCTTTTTCTTTGAACGCGTCTATTATGCTAGGTACTGCTGACCCAGCGAATCCTAATAGACTTCCTAATATTGTAAGCATTATATCCTTTTATAATTATTCACTGCAGCATTGTTCTTCTGTACATTCACATGGATCACAAGTACAAGTTTCATTTTTACAATGTTCGTTATTACACATTTTTTTCTCCTAATGTAAGTTTTTACTTCTATATTATATAGTGAAATAAAAAAAGCCCACCAGTATAAAATACTGATGGGCGCATCGAATGTCAATTAGTTAATCGACTTGATTTTCTTCTTTCCGATAGGAATTAAACGTGCTTGTTTTTCCTCTGGAATTATTTTTTCAAGTTCAACAGTTAACATTCCGTTGGTTAGGTCACAACCCTTTACAACAATGTCATCTGAAAGAGTGAAAGCCCTTTCAAATGTTCTCTTGGCAATCCCACGATGAACATAATTAGCTTCATCTTCTGTAGATTGCTTAGACCGAATTTGAAGAACGGATTCTTTTAATTCGACTTCAAGATCCTCTTCTGAAAGACCAGCAACGGCCATTTCAATGAAGTACTTGGTGTCTCCGTCTCTTCGGATGTTGTATGGGGGAAACCCTTGATTGTTTGTAACGTGTTGCGTGGAATCTCCCAGCAAACGGTCAAACATTGAATCAAACCCTATGGAAAATCCTAGAGCCTTTTCGAAATCCCCAAAGTTTAGGGGTGTGTGTGATGCGCGAAATTGTACCATAATTCCTCCTTATAAAGCGAGAATATTAATAAATTCACCCCTCATTCGCTAGAGCGGGTGATCTTGTCGAGGTTTCCACTATGGACAACCTCTAATTTGTTTCATAATAAAAGAAGGGGCACAAGCATCAAGCCAAAGCCCCTTCAGTTTTATTTCCATAATATAAAATTCACATACTTATATTATACCATAAGTTTTGAATTTGTCAAGTCTCTTCTAGTCTCTATTATAGATACCCCAAAGAACCCAGACTGCGATTAGACCCATAAGACCTTCTCCACCCAAAGATTTAACTAAGGCGAGAACGTTTCCTACGATATCTAGTCCAATAAATGGAACCGATGCCGAACCGGGCCATAGAATTTGCAGAACCACACCAAGTGCGATTAATGCTATTCCGGCTTCGGTAAGGCTGCGCATCCATCCTACTGCTTTGTCTAACATTTGTACTCCGTTATTAAATTAATGTGACATTGGTAAGTAACTATTACGTACCAGTTGAACCAAAACCACCTTCTCTATCTGTTTTTTGAGTAGGGGCCTCATCAGACTCATTCAATGTATATTTTTCACACCGAACCAGTTCTCCTTGGCATATCCTGTCACCATCATAAATTCTCACGGGTACGTTACTAATACTAGTAACCATTGCAAAAATAGGATCAACATAATCACTATCGATGATCCCTTCACAATTAGTGAGGTAAACTCCCTGTTTAAATGCCAGACCTGATCTTGAATGTAATCGAATAGAAAATCCTACCGGAATATCTGCGATAAGTCCAGTTGGAATCAACATTCTTTCCGAATCATTAAGTTGAATAAACGATCTACTACTATTTATATCAAACGAAACTTTTCTAGGTAATTGTTTAGTAGATATTGCTTGATAATACTGTATTTCTTCACCATTAATCAAATTTGCAGACAGATCAAAACAAGCAGATTCTCTTGTAGCAAATGCTGGTAATTGTGCTGTATCGTTTAATTTGAAGAATTTTAATTTTTCTTCATGCATTGGTGATTTTGAAGCTGTAGTATCAATCTTCTTTGCCACCTTCTTCTTCGCTGTGCTCATAATTTACTTTCTTACTTCCAATATTATATTTTGCGGTTAGTGCCCATTCATCTTTTTCTTTATATGCAAGAATTTTTAATTGATTTAGGGGAACTACATTAGTAGTTGTTTGATCAGGGGTTACTAATTTAATAAGACCCCATTCTGCCAATAGGTTTGCTATTGTGTTTCTTCTCGCTTGATCATTCTCTGAATAATTAGTAGGTTTACCATCAAGTGCAAATAATTCTTTAAAATGGACAATATAATATCGTCCTTGTTTATGTAATATATGACAAGATTGAAACAGCGTTTTGTCTTTTCTTGATGCAACTCCAATTCTTGTAAGGGTTTCTCTAATCTTTAAAAAGTCATCTGGTTCTGCTAGAGTACATTCAACCATCTCTTCGATGAGTGCCGTCATTTGATTTCTCCATTCCACCTTCTGCAAGTTTACTTTTAATGACTTCGATGTTCTCACTAGTGAGAACTTCTAAAGCCTCCTTTGCTTTTTCATTACCGAAACCAAAATACGTTTTGATTAGTTCTAGATTATCAATTTTGTCTGGCTTCAACCATTTAGACCAACGTTTTCTCGGTCTAATGTTATTTAGTAAATAGTCGAATTGGAGTTTGTTGTCGAGGAAGTGTAACCTATTCATTTCATTGACTTGTATAACCGTATCTTGAAAAAAAGATAATCCCCTGTTAATCAGAAAGGGAATATAGTCCTTTTCTGCCAGAGAATTATCTTTCATGACATTTTTAGAGTCATTAATGGCTTTTATAAAA